TCCTGGGTTTTTTCCTACCAGTACCATTGTGCTTGTTTGTGCTGTTCACTTTCACCTTGTACCAGCTGTTTGTATTGTTGTCTGCCAGTTTTCAGTGCAGCTACGCTCGCGACATCGCCACAAAGCGGATTCGCGAGGAGCATGCAACTGTGGGAGACACATTCAAGAGGGTGCGTGACACCTACGGAGCCATGGCCCTTAAGTCCATAGCTTTTCTGGGTGGGCTTTATGTCTTGTACGAAGCGTACAAAGCGTTGAAGCTCACTCCGATGCTTGGTTCGAAGCCCGAGGACATCCAAGAGCGTGACAAACAAGTCAATCCTTGGAAAGAATTTGAGGTCGAGAACGTGCCCGTAGGTGTCAAGGCTGTTGGGCCTGAGCAGCTCATGTCGCGGATCGCCAAGAACGTGTATCGTATTACTATCAATGGGTATTATACAAACTGCCTAGCTTTATGCTCGTGTTATTTGTTGATTCCCCGCCACCTTCCGAGGATGGCGCGCAACCGTAATGGTGGCGAATTGAAGTGCACGATTTTGCGTCGGGAGTCTCGTTATGGCAACTCTAAGTTTGAGTTTACGTTGGACGAAAGCTCTTACGTTGAGATTGCCGGACACGACTTTGTGATTGCTTACGTTCCCCCAGTAGGGGACGTTAAGGATCTCAGGTCGTGTTTCCCTAGCGAGATGCCTACTCAGACGGTCTTTGCAACTATGCTTACTCGTAACAGCGACGGGGTCGTTGTGAGAGACCAAGCAAAAGTTGATTTCAAAGAGACGTCTAACGGCGTTCAAAGCGATGGAGAGGTTCTCACGTTTCCCGGTTGCGATTATCGCGTGACTGGTACGTGCGAACTTGGGATGTGTTGTAGTCCTCTGATTGCCGATAAGGCACGCCCATGGATTGCTGGCCTTCATTTAGGCGGGCATACTGGGGGTACTTACGGTGTCGGAGGAACTCTCCTCGAGAGTGATTTTGTCGCTCCACTCGAAGAGCTTTACAAACGTGGCTTTCCACGAGCCACCGAACGTGAAGAACTCCTCGAAATGTACGGCAAGAACTCTTTGGAGAGTACTAAGATACATCCCAAATCTCCCTTGAATTTTCTGGAAGAAGGCAATATTGAAGTGCATGGTTCGTGTTCAGGCCGCAGCAAGCCTATATCACGAGTCAGGACATCAGTAATCTCTGATTACGTCACCCAGGTGACTGGGGTCCCCAATCAGTGGGGTCCACCGCAGTTGCGTGGGAAAGACGGAAAAGAGGCCTGGAAACCTTGGCGCGAAACACTCGTGCATGCAGCAAATCCCACTCCGGGGTTGCCGCAGCGGCACGTTTGTTGGGCGATGGAGGATTACAAATCCAGTTTGTTCAAGCCACTTGAGCTAGACCATGAGTTTTATGCGACTGAAATACGTAAGTTGTCTGAAGTCGAGATTGTCAGTGGGATTGATGGCAAGCGATTTATTGATGCTATGAAAGCGTCGACTAGTCGCGGTTTCCCTTTTGGGGGTGCCAAGTCCCAAGACATGATTGACTTAGAACCAACTGAGTGGCATTCGTGCCCTCGTACGTTAGTTCAGATACACTGGGATGAGCTGGCCAAGTTTGAAGAAGCAGGACGCGCTGGAAAGCGCTACAATGCTATCTTCAAGGCTAGCTTGAAGGATGAACCTACGAAACTTACAAAATCGAAGGTACGCGTGTTCCAAGCTGCTCCACTTGTGTTGCAGTTGGCGACTCGCAAGTACTTCTTGACTATTGCTAGGTATTTGTCGGTCCACCCTTTCCTCAGTGAGTGCGCTGTTGGTATCAACGCTCATGGTCCGGAGATGGATGAGTTGTTTAAGCACATCCGCCACTTCGGCTCCAAGAGGGGATGTGCTGGGGACTATAGCAAATATGACTTGAAAATGCCAGCTCAGTTGGTCTTGGCTGCGTTTCAAGTTATGATCGATGTTGCTAAATTGTTCCCAGAGAACTATACTGAAGACGATATCAAAGTTATGGAATTGGTCATGACTGAGATTGCGTTTTCGTATAGTGCCTTTAACGGTGATTTGGTGAAGTTTTTGGGATTAGATCCTTCTGGAAATAGTCTCACAGCTTACATCAATTCTATCGCCAATTCGTTTATCAATCGCGCAGCCTTCCGGGCATGGTGCGAGGAGAATGATAAAGGCGATTTGCCGTTTAAGGAGTATGTGAGGTTGATGACGTATGGCGATGATTATGTCGGTTCCATTTCTGATAAAGTGACTTACGATAACCTGTACTTTCAAGCGTATTGCGGGAAGCACGGTATGGTAGTTACTTCAGCGGATAAGGAATCGGAAATGACCGCGTACTGTGATCTTGATAAGACGGATTTCCTCAAGAGGAAGCCTCGGTTTGAGCCTGAATTAGGTCTTTACCAAGGTTTACTCAGCGAGGATTCAATCTTCAAGAGTCTACATGTCAACCTGGTTTCTCCTGTAGAGACGAAAGAAACTGTGTCAGCCCAGTGCATCAGCGCTGGACTGTCGGAGTGGTTCGCTTACGGGAGAGAGGTGTATGAGTTGAGGCGTGAGCAAATGCAATGGGTTGCAGAAGCTGCCAATCTCACACACCGGTGTATTGGACTGGATTGGGACTACGACACACGTCTCGCAGCATACCGCGAGAAGTATATGTCGGGTTCCTAGGTTTGTCCAACGAGTTTGCCACTCTCGATCAAAGTGGCGACGAGGCCGGAGACCCTTGTAAATGTCTCCAGCACCTTGGGCAGGTGTGGCGTGATGCCAAGCAAATAGTCCTCTCGTGCTCTGGTTACCGGGAAACTGGATGTTTCAATCTTGAGCGCTGTGCCAGTCAGATTATTATCGACCTAGGCTTTGCACGAGGAACGGCACCCGAGAGGGTACCCCTATTTAGGGGAGCGGCTAGCCACCGTAACAGCCGATAGCAGCCTTGCACCCTGAGTCCGGTGTGAGAAGTGCCCCACGGGGTATGCTGACAGTGACTTACGTTTAATGTTACCATTAATAAGGCATCATCCCGGACGCAGGCCGAGATGGTGACCTTCAAAGACCAAAATCCTGCATACACTTATACCGTTGATTCCCAAATGGACGACACCTTCATGGCGCACCACAACAATGATGCGTATTTAGGTAATTTCTTTGGCCGTCCTATTAAGATCAAGGAGTATCAGTGGAGCACGTCGACAACTTTGTTCGACGAGTTCAACCCCTGGGCCTTGTACTTTCAAAATCCTAGAGTGAATGACCGTATTGCCAATTTCAAAAACTTGCAGTGCAAATTGCACGTGAAGTTCGTGATCAATGGCAACGGTTTTCACTATGGGAGGTTGATTGCGGCTTATCTGCCCCTAGAATCGTTTACCGAATTTATTCCAGCTCGTTCTGGATTTTCGGCAGACGTTGTAGGGTTGTCGCAGAAACCGCATGTGTACTTGGACCCAACCACCAACTCCGGAGGGGAGTTGGTGTTACCGTTCTTCTGGATGCATAACAGTCTTTCCATCCCCGATGAGGAGTATAACCTCATGGGGCGGATTGACATTGCTACTTTGCAGCAGCTTAAGCATGCCAATGGAGCCACAGATACAGTTAATATTTCTGTGTTTGCTTGGGCCGAGGATGTGGCACTATCTGTGCCAACAAACGTTGGTCCTGGGCAGATTGCTCCTGGTAGGTTTGATGTGGAACCCCACGCTGGTGACGAGTATGGGGAAGGAATTATTTCCAAACCCGCTTCGACCGTCGCTAGAGTTGCTGGGAAGTTGAAGGACGTCCCTGGTATTGGCAAGTATGCGAGAGCAACCGAAATTGGTGCGCAAGCTATCGGGGGTGCCGCAAGCGCCCTCGGCTTTTGCAAACCAAATGTGGTTGAGCCCACGTTACCCTATCGCCCAAGCGTGATGGGGAACATGGCCAATACCAATGTTTCCGACAACACTACCAAGTTGTCGGTTGATGCCAAACAAGAGTTGACCATTGATCCACGAACTGTGGGGCTGGGAGGAGACGATGAGATGTCTATCAAGTCTATTGCGACTAGAGAGTCTTTCTTGACGTCTTTCTCGTGGCCAACGTCAGCTGTTGGGGAAACCGGACTCTGGTTCTCCGCAGTGACGCCCACGTTGTGGAACTTTGTGTCAGGTACCTTTCCACAGCCCGAATTACATATGACGGCATGTGGATATGCAGCGATGCCATTCAATGAGTGGAGAGGTACCATGAAGTTCCGGTTCCAAGTGGTTTCTTCAAACTTCCACAAGGGGAGGTTGAAGATAGTCTATGATCCTCATTATTTGTTGACCAATGAGTATGTAACAAACTACACGCACATAGTCGACATTTCTGAGGAAAAGGACTTCACAGTAGAGATCGGTTGGGGTACCAACAGACCTTTCCTGGGCACTTGGTTTCCTGGAATAGAAGGGAGCGTCACCGATCCACCCTTTGGGGTGACCATTGGGGACGTACCCCTGAAGCCCGATAAGAGTAACGGGGTTCTTGGGGTCTATGTGGTGAACAATCTCACAGTTCCATCTGACGTGGACAATGACATTGAAGTCAATGTATTCGTTAGTATGGGTGATGATGTTCAGTACAGAAACCCTTCTGATTGTTTGGCTAAGTACTTCTGGTTCTCGGAACCAAATGCAGCAGTGGCTCAGGTGGAACCACATGCTGGTGACGAGATGGCTATGGTGGACGGTGAAAACACCACCGAACCCAACAAGCCGATGGACCAGGAGTCTGATGAAAGTATGGGCAATGCCCTCAAGCTGGATGATGCGTATGATCACGTCTTCTTTGGAGAAACTATTGTCTCCATGAGAGATTTGGTCAAACGTTTTTGTTACCACCACCCGTGCATTCGTAGTGCTACGGAAGCGAAGCGCTGTAACTTTGTGTTGCAGATGTCTTCTTTCCCGTTTCACCGTGGATATGTACCGGGTGGCATAGATGACGTTGCCAAAGGCAAGTACAACTATGGCATGATGACTTTCATCAATTTTCTCGTACCCGCGTTTGCGGGGTGGAGAGGGGGCATTCGATGGAAATCGAATATGTCTTTACTCTCGAATCCCGCTCCTGTTGTAGGGGACATTCAAGTGGCGCGCCTTCCAGGCACCACTGTTCCCTATTCAGCAGGTGAGATCGCGATGGGTATATCGTCGGACAAGTTGGACAAGTCCATGATGATACAGGCTAACCAGACTACATTGGCTGGTGGCACTGCGTCGAATTATGCAGTTTGCCCAACTATGGAGTGGGAGATTCCCTACTCCAATCCGACTCGGTTCTTGCCTGGAGGCAGAGCCAATTACACCACAAACCAGCTTAAGGGGCAGTATGCTCCTACTGGAATGGCTTATCAGATGGCGTATGCACGCTTTGCTGATAGCACAGTCCAGATTAAGCTGTATTGTGCTGGCGGAGAAGACTTTACTACATTCTTCTTTATTGGAGCACCACCCATGTTTTACAACGTGTCCATTCCGTTTGCGTAGTACCGCTTCCTTACATAGAAGGAAGGGATAAATCCCAGGGGTGGCCCCTGGGTCGCCGTGGATGAACGGCGGGAGCGATGCTCCAACACCACACTTTAAGTATAGTGCTAGGTTCAAGTTGGAGCTTCGGTTCCAATGGAATTTCCCTAGGCTACAACTTATTGTCGTG